TAGTAAATCAAAAGAACAGAACTAAATAAAATACACCAAACTAAATATTAAAAGAAAAACAAAAAAACTAAATTAAAACGAATTCTACAAAATAAAAAAACAAACAAATAAAGTGAAAAAAAGGAGAAGTAGATAGATATAAATGGAAGAAAATGCAGCCGTATAAACAAACTGAAAAATATATAAATGAATGGAATAGTGGTGCCATTATATTTAGTTTGGGTTTTAATTCTAAACTACAATTTGATAATATCTTAGTAATTGATTATAATTCATTCAAAAAATAAATCTAAAAAATATTTATTTCTAAAAAAATATATAAATATATATAATAATATAACGGAAATGTCCATTATGAGCTGTATGCCAAGCCCCCCATACCACTCATGATACGTAAAACGTTATAATTTGTGGCGAATACCCAAACAGCAGTACCGACGGAGTAGTTAAGAGGTGCATATTTGTTTTGGTTTTGTCTGAGAGGATCTTGGGTTCTGTAATTGAGTTTGGTGTTATCAATACGAGACATGTTGGCAGTACCAGTTGGTTGGTGTTGTTCTGGGTGTAAGGCGAATGAGTAAACATTGATACCGTCAGCTGGTGTTCTGCTGTGGTGTTGCCATGGTTGAACGTAATTGAAGTAGTTACCTTCTCTTCTGGCAAATCTGTCATGTCCGTTTAAGACTAAGAGACCATCAAGAACGATGTTACCTCTTCCGTCTAATGCGACACCGTAGTTATTGGGTTGGATAACGTGAACGTCATCACATTTGTCGGAATCTAAACGTCTGTCAGCAAAGTTGGTGGATGCTCCTGGAACTAAAGGAACTGATAAGTTAACTAATGATAAGTTATTTTCAGTGACAGTAACAGTAACAACTGGGAGATTTGGTGTTCCAATAACTTGATCATCATAATCAAGTTCAACTGTAACATCAACTAATCCTGAAGCAAGGTTGATAGCTCCTTGAGTGATTGGGTTAGTTAAAAGGTGAACATTTTGAACATCAGCTGGGACAATGTTGGTTGTGTTAACACTGATGAATTTCCATGTGGTTCCGTTAACTAAAGCAGTTGTGATTGGTTCACTTGCTGGGTTGAATGCTAAGTTTTGAACTGCAGCATCAGTTGCTGTCCATGGAGCAACAGCATCAACTGATACCATTGATTTGGCTAAGGAATTAGCAGCGTCTTGAACTGCGCTAGCCCATGATCCTGGTTGGAAATCAGTGTTATCAGCATTGGTGTATGATAAGAACCAACCGTTATCAACACCACCAGAACCATTGAAGGCACCTAATTTGTGGAGCCAAACGAATTCTTTGCATGGGTGATTGAAGTTTAATGTGAAAGATTGAACAGATGGTGCTGTTGTGCTTGTTTGTTGAGATAATTGTTGTTCTCCATCAGTTTGGAGTTGTTCAATTAAATATTCGTGACCAACTTGAGCAAATCTTCTTCTTTCTTCGGAATCAAGATATACGTAGTCAATTAAAACACCAGCGCTTACGTATTGTAAAGATTGGAATGATGGTGCTGTTCTTGTGCCACATCCTCTGGTGTAAACGTATAATTTATCTAATTGTTCGAGTTCGAAGTTAAGTCTAACATCGTGGTATTGTAAAGCAATCAAAGGAAGTGCTAAACCGTAGTTTCTGCAATACCAAAATTGGAGTGGAACAAATAAATTGTATCCACCTTTAATACTTGATTGTAATCTGGTGAGTTCATCAACATCACCAATCATTGCTTTGTAACCTCTTTCTTGTCCGGTTGGGTGTGTTAATTCATACCAGACATCGAGCCAAACACCGTAGTGTTTATCAATTGGTGCACCACCAATTTGGATTTCGACTGATCTAATTAAAGCGTGACCGAGTCTTCTAACCCAAGCAACTTGACCTTTGAATCCAAGATCAGCGTTAACTGGTGCTAATTCTGGAAGAGTAATTCTTAAATATGATTTAGAAGCTAAATCACCGTTTCTTAAAATTTGAACTTGTGGTTTGCCACCTGGTTTAGCTGTTTCTAAAGAAAGTTCAATTGTTTCTACTGAGAAGTTTGTGTGTCTTCTATATACGACTTTGAATAAAGTAATTTGTGGATTTCCTGTTAAATAAACGTCTTGCGCTCCATATGCG